CCGGCTGGCCGAGGGTGATCCCGTCCGGCAGCACCGTGCAGAGCACGCTGTTGTCGGTGCCGACACAGGCGTTGATCTCCTCGTACAGGCCACCGGCCGCGGAGTCGAACAGGCCCTTCAGCGCGAGCGTGCCCGACTGGAGCCCGGGGATGGACTTGTAGCCGTCGTCGAGGAGGCTGGTGACGGTGCTGTAGTCCCGCTGGTGGGTGACCGTGTACCCGGTGATGGACCCGGAGATGTGGTCCTCGTTGACGAGGATCCGGGAGTTCTTGGAGTGGACGAACGTCATCGCTGGCCCTCCGGCTCGATGTGGCCCTGCTCGGTCAGCCAGCCGACCGCGTCCGCGGGCAGGTCGGTGACCACGTCGCCGGCCTCGGCGCGCTTCTCCCGGCCCTTGGCGGGGTAGTTCAGGCCGGTCAGGACCCGGTACCGCTTAGCTGCCACTGGCGGTCACCTCCACGATCAGCTCGGCTCCGACGTAGGTGACGCCGGCGTACTCGATGAGCCCGTAGGACCGAACGGAGGCGACCTGCGTCGGGCCGGCGATGCCACCCAGCGACTCGTCCGCCTCGATCGCGGCCTTGATCGACGACACCCCGGAGCCGGCGAGGTAGCCATCGAGCTTGTCCTGCCCGACGCGGTCCACCGCGGTCCCGACGACGAGCCGGACGACGAACACGTAGTCATCGGCGCCGCGGGCCATGGCCGAGTCGTAGGAGATTGCTTCGAGTTCGACGACCGCGGCGGGCCCGTTGACCTGTCCGGGGATGGTGTCGTGGACCCGCAGGCCGGAGATGGTGGCCAGGCGGGTCTTCAGGCCGTCACGGAGCGCGGACAGCGATGCCATGTCAGCCGACCAGGATCGCGGTGCGTCGGTACGGGGTCAGCCACTCCATCGCCTTCGGGTTCTGCCGCAGCCGCACGACGCCGAACTCGGCGAACCCGGCCACCCCGAACGGGGCGTCCTTGAGCTTGAACGTCTCCTCGGCCACCACCAGAGTCGCCTCCTTCACGCCGGCGGGGACGGCGTTCCAGCCCCACTGCGCGGTCACCTGCATGGAGGCGCGGCCGGTGCCGGTGGGGAAGGCGAGGTTGACGGCGTGGATCTGCCAGTAGGGCCAGCCGGACTCGCCGTCGACGATCCCGTTCAGGGGTCGCAGTTCGTAGTTCGCCGAGGTGACGGTGGTCTCGTAGGTGCCATCCGCGGCGGAGTCGTACTTGACGGCGAGGTCGGTCGTGGTGTGGAAGTCGTCCACGACGACGAGGTGGCAGTGGTCCGGGTCGTACACCCTCGCGCTGGCGGTGGTGGTCTTGTTGAACTGCCGCCGGCAGACCTTCTCGACCGCCCGGGAGGCGACGGACAGGGCCTCGCCGAGCTGGGTGTCGTCGGTGCTGTCGGTGATGCCGAGGCGGGTCTTCAGTTCGGCGGTGGTGGCGTACGGGTCGCCGAGGGCCATTCAGCACACCGCCGTTCAGGCGTAGACGAAGCGGATGGACACGTACCCGGCGCCGCCGGTGCCGCCGGCGCCGGAGTTGTTGCCGTTGACGGACGCGCCACCTCCGCCGCCGCCTCCGCCGTACGCGGCACCAGTGGCGCCGGCGCCGGCCGCGGCCGACGTCGAGGACGCGCCGCCGCCTCCGCCGCCGCCGGGTAGGCCCGCGCCGAGTGCGGTCGGGCTGGCCGCCGCAGCGCCGCCGGCGACACCTCCCGTACCGCCGGCCGCGCCGATCGCCGACGCACCTCCTCCGGCGCCGCCGTCGCTGGCGGCGTTGCCGGTGGTGATGCCGCCGCCGGATCCGCCTCCGCCGGGTCCGCCGGCGAAGTTGAACCCGCCGAGGCTGCCTGCGCCGCCGCTGGTGTCTGCAGACGCGCCGGCGGTGGAGTCCGGCGCCCCGGCCCCGCCACCCGCGCCTCCGGCGCCGGAGCCGCCTCCACCGGCGGTCGTGCCGGTGTACCCGGCGGCGACCGTCAGGGTGCCGGTGGCGACGGTTGACTGCCCGCCGAGGCTGCCGGCGTTGCCGCTGGTGTCGTTCGCGGTGACCGCGGCCCCACCGGCGCCGCCGGCTCCGACGGTGACGTTGTAGGTGGCGCCCCAGTGCGAGGCGGGCACCCAGAAGTCCCGCAGCACGGCGCCCGCAGCCCCGCCGCCCCCGCCGACGCGGGCCGACCCGGCGGCACCGCGCCGGCCGGACCCGCCTCCGCCTCCGCCGTTGATGACGGTGACGTAGCCGCCGAGGCAGCCGACCGGGGTGGCGACCCCGGCGGTGGTGGCGGTGTACTCGCGGACCTCGGAAGAGGAGTACGACAGGACCCCGGTGTTGACGTTGACCGCGATGGGGTGGGCGCCGACAGCCATCACGTCTCCTTGAGTGCCTGCTGCTGCTGGTCAAAGGACTCCTCGTCGAGGTAGAGGAATCCCTTCTCATGGGTGGTCTTCACGCTGGTGTCGACGTGCACGGGGATGTCGCAGGCGGCGAGGCGCACGCAGAACGACAGATCCTCGGAGAACGTCCGCGGCTTGCCCTTGAGCCCGGTCGGGTGGACGGCGGGGTCGAACCACGCTTCGCCGTACCTGTCGCGGACCGCCTCCAGCGCGGAGCGGTGGATGAGCAGGCACGCCGCGCCCGTGGCCGAGCACTCCACGATCGTGTCGCGGGGGTAGTCGAGGATCGGGCGGACGCCGACCTCGCCGTCTTCGTCGACCCACCCGTACACGGTGGGCTGGATCAGGTACCGCTGCGCCCGCAGCGGGTGCGGGGCGCGGCCCTTGGGGCGCAGCGCGGCGAAGCACAGCGCCCCCATCACCGGCCGGTCGCGGGGGTCGGCGGAGTTGACGAGCCGGTCGACGGTGTCGTCGGCGAAGCCCATGTCGGTGTCGATGAACCACAGCCACTCGCCGGATCCGGCGAGGAAGGCCCGGGCGGCCTTGTTGCGGTTGGTGGCGATCCCACCCGCCCCGGTCAGCGCCCGGTGCTCGCCGCCGCCGGGTCGGTAGATGCGCTGGGAGGTCAGCGCGTCGCGGACGCACAGGTCCCGGTACGCCAGGGCGAAACAGGTGGAGACGTGGTCGGGGTCGAGGAACGCCGGGACGACCGAGCCGACGTCAGGCACGCGTGCGCCGGCGGGTGGGCTCGGCCGGGGTGTCGCCGTAGTGCGCGGCGATCTCCTCGTCGCTGGCGAACAGCCACGAGTGCGTTTCGACGAGCGGGTCGTCGGCGCGGTAGTACTGCGACCGGTCGGGGGTGACCCACTGGCCGGTCTGCGGGTGGCTGACGGTCACCACGTCTTCCCACGGCTTGACGCGCACGCGGTTCACGGTGTTCTCCTCACGGCAGGGCGGCAGGGCAGGCGGGCGGGCCGGGCGCCCTGCGAGGTTCCCGGCCCGCCCGGTCTGTCAGGCGCTGGTCTTGTCCTGGAGGATCCGGAACGCGGAGATGTTGGTCGCGTCCGCGCCGGTGCGCCAGTACGCGAACCAGCCCCGGCGTCCGTCCGGCAGGTTGTTGCTGGTGTTGAACAGGTGGGGGATGTACTCGACCGACATCGAGCCCGGCTTGTCGACGATCAGGTAGTTCGAGAAGTCGCCGTAGATGATCTCGTTGTCGAGTGCGGTGGTGGTTTGCGCGGTCGGCATGTCGTCGGACTCGACGACCGGCCGCCCCAGCCACCGCTCCGACACCGGCATCGTGAGGTCGCCGGAGTACGCGGACGACACGGCGGTGCCGAGCCGCTTAACCGCGAGGCTGTAGAGCGGGTTGGTCAGCCACGTGCCCTTGTTGCGCCACCGGATCGGCACGCCGCGGTAGAGGGCCTGGATGTCGACCTCGCCGATCGTCGCTGCCGTCGTGGACGTGATCTCCACGCTGGTCGACGCGTCGAGGGCGGTGACGATGCCCTTCGGCTGGTTGCTGGACCCGGAGCCGGTGGCGTGCGCGGCACCTTCGAGGCGGTCGCGGGCGTCGGCGAACAGCATCATCACGTCGCTGGCGAGGCCGTTGATGTCCTGGAACGCCGCGATGCTGGCCTGCACGAACGACTGCGCCACGTTGGTAGCCACCGACACCCGGCCGAAGGTGGGCGTGTCGTCGGACACCTCGGCCAGTTCGCCGTCCCAAGACGCGGTCACGCCGGCGGAGGTGACGCCGTTCCAGGTGGTGCCCTCGGTCAGGGTCACCACCCGCGAGATGCCGCGGATGACGTTCGACGTGCCGCTGTTGGTGAGGATGATCGTCGGGTCGAGGTGCGTCGGGATCAGGTACCCGCCGTTGGTGTTCGACCCGGCCGACATCGCGGTCCGCTCGACGTCGGTCAGCAGCTCCGGCTTGCCCATCATCAGCTTCGCCCAGCCGGACTCGTACTCCGGACGCGACCTGGACAGGATGTTCGCCGCCCACATCGTGTCGCCGGCGTGCCGCTTGATGACCTTCTCGTAGTGCCGCTCGTTGTCGGCGTCGTCGATGCGGTCCTCGACGGCCTTCAGGTTGCCGTCGACCAGGGCTCGCTTGACCTCGTCGGGGTTCATGCCGACGGCGCCGGAGCGCAGTACCTCGAACGGGTCGACCCGCTTCATGACCTCGGGGGCGCCGAACCGGGCGCCGTCGCCGGACTCGCTGCCGCCGTGGCGCAGCGACGCCGACCGGACAGCCTCCAGCCGGGTCTCCCGCGCCACCGCGGCGTCGTAGGCGGTCTTGCGCTCGTCCCACTCGACCAGCAGCGCCTCGGCGCGCTCGACCTGCTCCTCGTCGGGCTCCTCGACGCCCTCCAGCTCGGTCAGCTCGGCGCGGATGGCCTCCAGCTCCTCGGCCAGGATCTCGCTCTTGTTCTTGCTCATGGGGTTAGCACTCCTCGGGTGCGAAGGGCGGACCGCAGCGCGATCCACCGCATGGCGTGCCGACCGGAGTGCGTGCGCGGCTCCTCGGTGCCGGCCCCCACGTCGGGGGTGGCGGTTGTCTCCGACCCGCTCGGGGTGGTGGACAACATGCGGACCAGTTCGGTCCGCTCCTCATCGGTGAGGCCGGCGATCTGCGCGACGATCTGCTCCGCGCGCACTGCCATGATCGACGCCCCTTCGTAGACGGGCATCGGGGTAGGCCCGTACTCGGTGAGTCCGAGTTCGGTGCGGGTGATCGTCGGCAGCGGTTCGCCCGGCCGCCGCGGCGGCACCCGGCCGGGGCTGGACTGGTAGATCCGGCCCCGGAACGACTGGCCGCGGATGTCACCGGCCTTGATCGCCTCCAGCACGGACTCGGCCAGCGGCGACCGGTTGTAGCGGGTCACGGTGTAGAGGCCGCGCCCGTCGGCGCGGATCTCCACCGGCGTGCCGATCGGCACCGACCCGAGCATGTCCGGCTGCCCGTGCAGGTTGTAGCCGTGGTTGTAGAACACCCCGACCCGGCCCGCCCGCTCGGCTAGGGTCTTGTTGAATGCCGTCCGGGAGATGACCTCGGTGTAGTGGCCGTGGCCGTCGCGGACCTCGGCGGGGGTGTCGAACACCGCGGCGTACGCCTCCACGGTCCGGCCGTCGGAGTGCGCCCGGCTGATCTCGATCGAGTCGAGCGCGAACGTGCGGGCGAACGTCGTCGGCGCGTACTCCGAGCGCCGAACGGGCTTGTCCGCGGGCTTCGCGGCGGCGCGCGGCGCGGTCCGTGCCGGGCCGGTCTTCGCGGCCGGCTTGGCTGCGGGCTTCGTGGTCTTGCTGGCTGGCATGGTCTTCTTCGCCTGCAGCGTCTTCGCCGACGTCAGCCGCTTGAACAGCTCCGGGGTGACCTTGCCGTTGGCGGGCAGGCCGAGGCGCTTCTGCGCGGCCTTGACCGCGGCGGTGGTGCGGGGCCCGAACTTGCCGTCGAGGACCAGCTTCTTGCCGGAGGCGTCGGTGAGGCCGAGCCGGTTCAGCGCCTCCTGCAACCGACGGACCCGGACGTCGCCGCCCTTCTGCCCGTAGCCGGTGCCGCGGGAACCGTCGAACCCCAACGTCCCCGTCGCGCTCGGCGCCTTCTTCCCGGCGGGCTGGCGGGTGGCCTTGCCCCGCGTCTTCGCGGGAGTCTTCTTCGCCTCGCCGGACCCGGCGGCGGCGAACTGCCCGCCCGCAGCAGAGCCGGCGGGCGCGCGAGGGTGATCCGCGGGGTCAAACACTGGCGGGCTCCTCTTCCACAGGTGCGGTCGGCTCGGTCGGCTCTGGCGGGGTTGCGGCGCCGGGAGGCTGGAGTTGCACGGAGAACAGCCCGGAGTGCTCCAGCAGGCTCAGGTCCTCACCTAGCACAGCGGCGACGGCGGACTCGGCGGTGTAGCCGGCGTCCACCAGGGTGCGGATCGTGGTCGCCTGGGTCTGCTGGATCTGCGCCAGGTCGGTCTGGTCCTCACGCAGGAACGCCACGTCCCGGGCGTCGTACCAGAGTTCCGCCCCGTCCGGGACGTCCACGAGCACCGACAGGGCGGCGCACACCGACCGCCACGACGGTCGCGCCCAGTGGTCGCCGAACGCCCGCCGCGCCTGGCCGTAGTTGGAGTACGTGGCGGCCTGCAGCCCTTCGGACAGGCCGACGATGATCGGAGGCACCCGACCGGCTGCAGCGATGCGGGTTTCCCCGGCGCCCTGAGTGGCCTTGAAGTCCAACTGCCGCAGGTCCGCGCCGACGACCTTCACGTCAGCGCCGCCGCCGAGGTACAGCGTCTTGTACGCGTTCTCCACCCCTTGGTGGGAGGAGTTCATGGCGGCCATGAACTCCTTGAACTGCGTCTCGGTGACGGTCTCCTTCAGCGACACGGCCAGGTTGGGGGTGGCGGCGTTCTCGAAGAACTTCCGCTTGTGCCTCGTGGCGGCGCGGTCGGACAGGACTTCCTCGACGACCGGCGTCAGCCACGACATGCCGCGATAGAGGGCTTCGGGGTCAGGGACCGGCGCCCAGTGCGCCACCTCGCCGACGAGGTACAGCTTCACCTCGCCGCCCGAGCGCGGGCCGCCGGCGGTGTACTTGTACCCGACCACGTCCGAGGCCACCGCCTCCGACGGCGGCGCCGACAGGATGATCTCCACCCAGTCGGGGCGCAGCCGACGCAGCCGGTCGCCTTCGCGGGCCACGAACGCGTTCCCGGCGTTGGTGACGTCCTGCTCCATCCGGGCCAGCAGGTCCCCGGTCGACCCGCCCGGCCACGGCCGCTCCAGCACGCCGAGGTCCGCGGTGCCGAACAGGTCGTTGCCGCCGCCGACCTGCCCGTAGCGCCGCCACTTGAACCGGGCCTCGGTGAACAGCATCATCCGCGCCAGGCTGACCGCGAACACGACGCCGTTGGCGCGGTAGGCGCCCTGGCAGTAGCCGGCGAACGAGTGCACGACCTCTTCGGTCTGCCCCGACATGGTGAACCCGGTCAGCGGGTACGACATGCCCCCGAACTGAAAGCGGTCCCGCACGTAGTCGTCGAAGCTCGACCGCTCGACCTGCGGGCCGCGCAGGGCGGTCCACATGCGGGTCCACAGGTTAGCCACGGCTCTCCCGTCCCGTCATGCGTACGCCACCCACGGCGCGGCTGTGGTCTTATGCCCGAACGTGCTGTAACCCCAGTTCGCGTTCGTCACCGCGACGAGGGGCGTGATGTCGACGGAGGCGTTCTTGCGGTCCCACGCCTTGCCCTCACCGAGCGTGCGGGTGATCGCCCCGGCGACCGCGGCGGTCAGTTCGGGCTGTCCGAGGTGCCGCAGGTTCCGGACGTCGCCGCAGATCGAGTCGTAGATCATCCCGAACGCGCGGGCGATGTCGCCGGTGCCGATGCGCTCCACCCGAATGCCTGCCTGCTCCAGCGGCGCGATCAGCGACCCCGTAGGGCCGAACTCGTCCACCACCACCGCGGCCGGCTTGTGCCGTGCGTCCAACTCCCGGAGCCGGTCGACGACCCACCCGGTGCTGGGACG